ATCAAAGGTTCTAAGTACTTTGAAGGGCTTCGTTACAAGACTGACATCCAGGTTGCTAAGGAAGCGATGAAGTTGCTTCTGAAGCCTTTGAAGGACTTGCAGGCCCGACAACGGAAGAACAAGGAGAAAGTTTATAAGCCTCGTATGGTACTGACTCTGGGTAACCATGAGAATCGTATCGACAGGGCTGTGAACAATAATCCTACCTTGGAAGGTTTGATCTCTACAAAGGACTTGGACTATGAACGTGATTGGGAAGTTTATCCTTTCCTCCGTCCTGTTTTCATTAATGGCGTGGGCTTTAATCATTACTGGCCTGTGGGAGCTATGGGGCGACCCGCTGGTAGTGCCGCTGCTATTATTAACAAGCTACATATGTCTTGTGTTGCAGGACACCAACAAGGTAAGCAGATTGCCTATGGTAAGAGAGCAGATGGTAAACCTATCTGTGCTATCATCGCTGGTAGCTATTATCTACATGATGAGTCTTACATGGATCAACTGAGTAACCGACATTGGCGTGGCCTGTTAGTGATGAATGAAGTCAATGATGGACATTTCGATGAGATGTTCCTCAGTATTGAATACTTACAAAGGAAATATGGAAATGAGCAAAAAGAAGATCAAGTACAATAAACGTGCTTTCTTGAATAAAGACACAGGCCTTGCCTCTGTACAGTGCTCTGTTGAATCTTGGGACTACAGCTATGGCTTGGATGCCTCTATTGAAATCCATGACTGTAACCGTGCTGTGAGCCTGGACTTCAGCGCCTATGGCCCTAAAGACTTGTCTGTTGCTTTCAACAAACTTGTTCGCTTTGCAGACCAGATCAATGAGATGGTTACTTTTTATGCCGATAACTTTGACGCTATCAAAGAAGACATGGAAAACAAGGAAGCTGAACGTAAAGCTAACCGTAAAAAGTACAAGCGAAAGAACTTTGCAGATCTAGTTGAGGAACTGAATGATGACAAAGACTCCAAGTGAGCACAAGTGTAATACCTGCTTCTATGGTTCCTTTGATAAGAATGTACAGCCTTGTGTGGTCTGCGAAGGCTACAACAAGTATGTTAATGTGAATGTGTTTAGCCCTGGCTATACCAAGATCAGTACATGGCAAGATGAGGATGCTTTTGAAGTGAAAGAAACTAAAAAGAATGATGCTGTTAATTCACCTCAGCACTATACTGCAGGTAAGTACGAGGTGATTGATGTCATTGAAGATTGGAATCTGAACTTCCGTCTAGCTAATACTATCAAGTACATTGCTCGACACAATCACAAAGGGAAGCCTTTAGAGGATCTCAAGAAAGCTCTCTGGTATCTTCAGAGGGAGATTGATCTGTATGAATTACGAGATCACGCTTGAAGAACTGAAAGAGAAGCTTGCTATGCTAGATGAGATCACATTGATGGAGCTTCTAGACATTCACAGTGATGAGCTTGTCGAAGCATTTGAAGATAAAATAGAAGAAAACCAAGATAAACTAAAGAGGATGTTAAATGACCTTTAAAATGAATGCTTACAACGAGTACATTGCCAAGAGCCGTTACGCACGGTTCCTTGACAATAAAGGCCGTCGTGAGCACTGGAATGAGACTGTATCTCGCTACTTCGACTTCATGACTAAGCACCTGAAGAAGAACCATAACTATGAGCTTACTTCTGAGCTTCGTGGTAAGCTTCAGGATGCTGTTACGGCTCTGGATGTGGTTCCTTCTATGCGGGCTATCATGACTGCTGGGGATGCTCTGGAACGTCAGAACATTGCAGGCTATAACTGCTCGTATCTGCCCATCGATGATCCTAAAGCATTCGATGAGGCCATGTATATCCTGCTGTGTGGTACTGGTGTTGGCTTTAGTGTGGAGCAAAAGTATGTCAACAAGCTTCCTGAAATCCCTTCTCAGCTCTTTGAGTCTGAGTCTATGGTTGTCGTTAAAGACTCCAAGGAAGGATGGGCAAAGGCTCTGCGACAAGTTATCGCCTTGCTCTATGCAGGTGAGATTCCTAAATGGGATGTTTCCTCAGTACGTCCTGCGGGCACAAGGCTTAAAACCTTTGGTGGACGAGCTTCTGGCCCGGAGCCTCTCGTTGAACTCTTTAAGTATGTGGTCAGCAAGTTCAAAACTGCAACTGGCCGTAAGCTTACAAGCCTTGAGGCACACGACATTCTTTGTAAAATCGGCGAGGTTGTCGTCGTGGGAGGAGTCCGACGCTCTGCCATGATTAGCTTGTCTGACTTGAGCGATGATCGTATGGCTCACGCTAAGGCAGGCAACTGGTGGGACGGTAACGGTCAACGGGCTTTGGCTAACAACAGTGCAGTGTACGATGTACGTCCTGATGTTGGTCAGTTTATGCGTGAGTGGAGTAGCATTTATGAGAGTCATTCGGGAGAGCGCGGAATCTTTAATCGCTATGCTTCAGAACTTCAAGCTGGCAAAAATGGCCGACGCAAGCTCAATCAAGAGTGGGGCACTAACCCTTGCTCTGAAATTATTCTGCGTCCTTATCAATTCTGTAACCTTTCTAGTGTTATTGTTCGCAGCGACGATACTGTGGATCGACTTCGGGATAAGATCGCTATGGCGACTATTCTCGGGACTTTTCAATCGACGCTAACACACTTCCCTTACCTTCGTAAGGTGTGGCAGACAAACACTGAAGAGGAACGTTTGCTTGGTGTGTCTATGACGGGTATCCTTGATAATCCGTTGTTGAATGATCCTGATAACCCTGACCTTCCTGGTCTTCTTGAGGAGCTTAAAAATGTGGCTGTTTCTGTTAATTCTAAGTACGCTGCTGATATCGGTATCAATCCCTCTGTCGCTATCACAGCAATCAAGCCAGAGGGCACCGTTTCTCAACTTAGTGGTACTGCTTCTGGCATTCACCCTCAACATGCTCGCCATTACATTCGTCGTGTAAGATCTGATAACAAAGATCCTTTGACAGACTTCCTGAAAGCTCAAGGATTCCCTTCGGAGCCTTGCTTTATGAAGCCTGACAGTACGACAGTGTTTAGCTTCCCTATGAAGGTTGCTGATGGTGCTCTGCTTCGTGAGGATTTGGATGCTATTAAGCACCTGCGCCTGTGGTTGATGTTCCAACGTCACTATTGTGAGCACAAGCCTTCTGTGACCATCTCTGTACAAGAACATGAGTGGCCTAAAGTTGGTGCTTGGGTGTGGGAGAACTTTGATGAGATTACAGGTGTGAGCTTCCTGCCAATGGACGGAGGTACTTATCGACAAGCTCCTTATGAGACTATCGACCAAGCTACCTACGATAAACTGGCTGCTGAGATGCCTACGGGCATTAATTGGGAAAACTTTGTGGAGAATACTGATAATGTCGAAGGCGCGCAAACCCTCGCTTGCACAGCAGGCGGATGTGAAATCTGATAAAAACAAGTTTTCTGTAACTTCTCCTTATACTGGTTTTCTTGCTGATCGTACATTTCTTCAGATGAAATTATTTGAGGCAGAAGAGACAGATAAAAACATGTTTGAAAGACTGGGCCGTTATTTAAAATATATGGACTATATTTATACGAAGACATGGCCCTATCAAGAAATAACAAATACGGAATTTAAGAAATAAATGAAGACAGTATACACAAAGGATAACTGTCCGGCTTGTGTATCTTTGAAGGCTTCCCTGGTTAAGTCCGGGGAGGCTTTTCAAGAGATCAAGATTGGTCGGGACATCACACGAGAAGAGTTCATGTCTAAGTTCCCTACGGTGCGTACAGTGCCGTATGTTGTCGATAATGACAAAGGAGAATAATTTGGTTCAAGTGCCTGTCAAGAAAGAGACTGCTAAAGAGAAGCAGACTAACAGTTTGAAGTTGAAGCTGGATGATATGGCAGTTATCAAGCCTAAGACAGACAAACAGAAAGAGTTCTTTGAGGCTTTCCAACGTGGTGACTACTTCATGGCTTTGCACGGAGTAGCTGGCACGGGTAAGACTTACATTGCCTTGTATAAGGCTCTAGAAGAGGTTATGGATCGTAACAATCCCTTTAATAAGGTGACTATTATCCGTAGCTCAGTTCAGAGTCGTGATATGGGCTTCCTACCAGGAGATGTAGATGAAAAGATGGACGTTTATATCCAGCCTTACCGACAGATTTGCTCAGATCTGTTTAAGCGAAAAGATGCTTGGGATAGGCTGGTGGAACAAGGACACATTGAGTTTGTGTCTACAAGCTTCATTCGTGGTACTACCTTCATGCATTCTGTCCTGATTGTGGATGAGATGCAGAACATGAACTTTGAAGAGCTTGATACAATCATCACTCGTGTGGGTGACAAGTCTAAGATTATCTTCTGCGGAGACTATCGACAGACTGACCTACGCAAGAAGGATGACAAGTCAGGGATCTTGAAGTTCCTGGACATTGCAGGTAACATGAAAGAATTTAGCAGGTTCGAGTTTGGCATTGAAGATATTGTTCGTAGCTCCTTAGTTAAGAATTATATCATTGCTAAGACGCATTACGAGGATGGACACCATGGATGATGGATACCGTTTTGATGCAGAAGGAAACCTTGTTTTAATTGAAGAACTGGTAGGCAAGAAAAGAACAGAATGTATTTGTCATGCTCTAGAGGATGATGAGTGTATTTGTGGTGCTTTAAACGACTACTATGAAGACGAAAATGAAGAGGAAGATACAATGAGTAAACCTAATAAAGTATTTGTATTAGTTGATGTTGTTAAATATGAAGCAAACAATGTGTTGGGAATTTATTCCACCTTAAAAAATGCTCAAAAAGCTGCGGATGAATGGCCCTATGATAATCTCTATGTTTTAACTATTCCTATTGATGCTCATCCTGAATCAAATTGCTTTAAATAAGTAAGGAAAATGAATGAGCAACAAAAAAAGTAAAGCAACCGATGAAGAACTGATTTTGATGGGACAACAACAGCAACAACAGAATGGACTGATCCGTACCATCCCAATCCAGATCAACAGTCATCTGATCTTTATTGACGATGACATTGGAGATCCGTCTACATACCGGGATGTCATTCATTGTCTTGCTACCTGCAACGAGAATGATAGTGTTAACTTCTTGATTAACTCCAATGGAGGACGTACAGACTCTATCTGGCAGATAATCGAGGCTATGAAAGGATGTAGAGGCGATGTGGCTGCTACGGTTATTGGCGCTGCCTATAGTGCAGCTTCTATGCTTGCTTGTATGGCTCCTCAGTGTCTTATCGCTGACAGTGCTGAGTTTATGCTCCATACTGCTCACTACGGTAGCATCGGCACTGTTCCCAACGTCAAAGGACAAACAGACTTCGCAACAAAACAAATCAACCGACTCTTAGACATCTGTTATGCAGGCTTCCTGACACCTCGGGAGCTTGAAGAACTCAAGAATGGACGAGAGTGGTGGTTTGATGCTGATGAGGCCCGTGAGCGTATGCTACGGCGTCAACTGTATCTGCTCAAGGAATCTAAGAAGAAACCTAAGCGACAATCCGCATAAGCAACAAAAAAGCCCCGACAGAGTTTCCTCTGAAGGGGCTTACTTATTTATGGTTCTAGTTGTTGTCTACAAGCTCTGAGGGCCTGTTTAATCACTTCTGCTCGGGAAGCTTCCCCGATAAGAAACTCTGCATCCTCCCGATAAAGTCTGTCTCCAGAGCTTCCTGTTCCTGTGCAGACAGGGGAAGGATTAGATGCTTCTTGACTGGCAGGTCTTTGGGGACGCTGCTGCAAGCCACTAATGATAGCAGCATGACGCTTGTTAAGATCTTTGATAGCATTCTCTTTCTCCTTCTGACTTTCTACGAGTAGTTCCTGATAACGGTTCTCTCGATCTATCTCAGCAGCCTTTTGAGCCTGTTGATAGCTCAGGAACTTGTTATGCTCTCGTGTCTTGCCATAGTCGTAGCCTATAAGACTACTTATGAGCATTAGTGCTAGAATTAGTACATACTTCATACTCTCTTTGTCTCCTAATAGTAAGTCCTTTAAGAGGCTGGCCTTGAAACTTATCCCAGCGAAGAATCTCTTTACAAGCTCCTTCATAGTCATAAGTCTTTAGCTTTTTAACCAAAGTAGAGTTACAAAAAGCACTGGTGCCAATGTTGTAGGTGAGGGACACATAAGCATCGAACTCATATTGATACATTGGTACTGAAGCACATCGTCTAACTGCTTGAGCGACTTTATCTGCGTCATTTAATAATCTCACTAAGGCCCGTTCCGGGGTTATCTTATCGCCATCCTTGACTCCCTCTGTAGTACCAAAACCTATGGTAGCTACATCGCCCTTAACTGGTCTGTACGCTACTGGAGAATATCCTTCCTCCAGAGCAATACTGACCAGCAGGGCAGCAGAGATAGCCAAAGAAGCTGATTGAAGTCTCTGAATCATTCCTTACCCATAACATCTTTGTAGATGCTGTATAATTTATGAGCAATCATCAAGATCGTATAGATCAGGGTTGCCCATAGCAGGATCTCAGAGACTTGATACCCTGCAACGGTAGCTAAAGATACAGTAACAGGGGCAGCAGCTTTAGTAGCCATACTCGATGCTGTTTCGACTGTTTGCTGTGTGGTAGACATCTAGTTACTCCTGTATTTCAATACCCATAGATTTTAATTGTTGCAGAGCCTCATCAGGAGAAATGCTAGGAGCAGCTCCAGTAGGCTTAGATTCGGTCATGTCCATTGGCTGAGTAGTTTCAACCATAGGGCCGACACGAGGAGCAAACTTAGCAGCGGAAGCCCCAAGAAGCTGAACAAGATCAGCAGCCTTGCCTACTTTGCCTTTGCGCTGAGCATCTGCCATCTTTTTAACAGTATCTGTATTAAAGATAACATCTGCGGTAGCTCTGGGATCTCGTAAGATCATGTCGGCAAGAGAGGTCAGTTCTCGAAGCAATAAACCTTGCTGAGATGTAGCACCAACACCACGAGCACCGCCATAGACATCGCCGCCAACAGACTTCTGAGCTTCCTGAGCTGTTTTAGCTGTCTTTTGAAGCCATTGAATAGCTAAGGTAGCGTTCTGTCGATCAGTAGCGTCAGGGAAAAGATAGTTAAAATCGCCTTTTTTGTTATTCAGTTCTTTTAACAACACTTTTAAATCTAGCTCAGGGGAACCCTCAGCAGCACTGCCAGCAGCTTTCTTAGATTTATCTAATAGAGCTTCTAACTGACTACGACGAACAGTGTCAAATACAGTAGAGCCTTCAGGATGATTCTTAAGAACATCTGCTAAAAGGATTCGCTCAGAGGGCTTGACCCGACCAAGCTTAGCAATAACATCTTCAGGGACTAGAGCAGTTGCCGTAGGAACATCAAAGTACTTAACTAACGGATAGTTAGAATACTCTTCGATCTTAGCAATGTTAATTTTAAAGTTATCACGAGCTGCTTTAAGTTTCTCAGCTCCAGGAACACCTGCGTCAATGGCTTGATCCAGAGAATCCCTAAAACCTTTAAGGATACTAAGAGCAATCCCTTTAGCTTGACCAGGGGCAACACCTTCAAAGATATTGCCTTTACCAAAGTCAGCCTTACCAGAGTAGACTGCCTCACCCCAAGCAGAAAGATTTTTCTGTAAACGATCAATACTAATCTCAGCCGTTCCAGCCGGAATAGCCGGAGTAATCTTGACCGAGGCAGGCTCACCTGTAGGGCCTAAGATTGTAGAAGGAGTAATCTCAGCAGGTTTAGCAGGAATCAGATATTCATCTTTAATCTTGCTAAGCGATGCTTTTAATGCCTCAAAGCCAGGAGTTTCGGGAGGAATGCTGTTAATTTTATCTTCAACAGCTTTCAACACAGGCGTTGTGTCGATAGAGCCACCAGAGGCACGAGCTTGTCTGAAGTCTCGCATTGAGTCGCTACGAAGCTTAGAAGACAAAGCCTTACCATAGTTGTTAAAGGCATCAATAGCTGTGTTAGCGGCTGTTTGAGCATCTGTAGCAGCAGGCGTAGATCGCTGGAAAATATTATCCAAGAATCCTTTAACATCTTGTGCCTGGGCCTGACGGAACAAGTTACCAGCTTCGCCAATCTTTGTCGCTGATTCCACACGAGTCTCAGCAGCAAGCTGAGCACGGTTTCCCGTAGCTTCTCCAGGAGTCATACGACCAACACGAAGCAGTTCATCCAGATTAGAAGGAACCTGACCTGTCGGAGCATTATAGGCTGCTCGGCCTGCTGTCAGGCCTCCTTTAACAGCATAAGGAGTGGCTTGCAAAGCAAACTGAGCAAGAGGGCTGTCAGGAGCCACTGTAGAAGCAGCTAAACCAGTCCCGCCTGCAACAGCAAACTCACCTGCTAAGCCAGCAGGAGTTCTAGAGAAAAGACCAGGAAGACCAGCAGCAGACATAACAGCCGCAGGAGCACCTGCTTGACCTGTCTCGTATGCGCCACGATAGCCTTGAATTTGGAGAATATCAGGCCCGCCTAAGTTTTTAATACCTTTTGCAATACCTGCTGTCGAAAAAGCACTAGGATCTTTACTTCCTTTTAAGTAATCATAAAGATTACCCCATCCACCAACAATATCTACGATACCTTTGGCAGAGCCTTTAAGTAAACTTTCAGCGCCTTTCTTAAACTCCTCAAATGAAGTTCCCTTCTCTTCTAAGACAGATTCTTCAGATACCGTAATACCACGGCGCTTCAGTTCTTCAATGGCTTGTTGCGGGGTAGTCATATTTAATCCTTAACAAATTTACCGTTTACAATACGGCCTCCAGCAGCTTTAGCTAAGTCATCCACAGACATTGTAGAAGCTTTAGCACCAGCGCTGCTAAAAGGAATATTATATTGGTAGCCTTTCAACCCTTCGTTGTCACGAGCATAGTTCTCTAAACGATTTGCCTCGTTGATAATCTGTTGATTCTTACGAGCCATGAAGTTGATAAGCTGTCTACGTGCGGCAGGGCTATTCTCTAACTGAGGAACTAAACCTTGAATAAACTTACGGTCATCGTTAGAGAAACCAGCACCAAGCTTACCGCCTAAAGTGCCTAAGATAACATCGCCTGCAATCTTCTGATAGTTTTCAGACGAAGCTAAACGCTGTTTGTCGTTCTCGCCTACCAATCCTAATGTAGCAAGTAAGTTCGTAGCTCCAAGTCGTCCTGTGGCAAAAGAACCGCTAATTAAGCCTTGATCGTCAAGAGTAGACAAACTATCTAAAGAACGGAGAGTAGCTAATGCAGAATCACGGGCTTGGGAAGCTGCTTCAACACGCTGAGCGTCTAATGCACCAAGTTTCTCAGTGAAAGCGGCGCGACCTTTAGACTCAGCGGTTGCGCTAACCTTGACGTTAGCTGTAGAACGATCAACACCACCAAAGTAAGGCTGCTTAATAGCTGTTCCACCAGGGCCAGCAGCATAGATAAACTGCTGAGTACCGTCAGAGTACACAGGCTGTCGTGTTCCATCAGCAACACCAACTACTGTAGGTTTAGTGCCTTCTTTAGCGGTTAAAGAAGTAAGAGCTTCTTGATACGCTTGTGTCCACTCAGCAGTTCCGCGAGTATATTTAGAATCAGCTAAACCAGCAGCATTCTTCTGCTCAGGTGTGAGCTTTTCTGCAAGTTTAGTTGCAGTCTCTGTCTTCTTAAGATCAATTTCTGCTGCGGTTTTACGAATTTTATTAGCTTCCGCAGCTACAAGCATAGACATTTGCGGATCAGTCTGTTGCAGATCAGCAGCAATCTTGTCTAATGCTTCAGCAGTAGTTGTGCCATACTTAGCACCTAACTCACGAAGCTTAATAGCACGAGCAACAGCAGGGTCTTGTACGTTAACACCGAACATACCGCCAATAGCTTCTCCGAGGCCTTGACCGCCTTTAAGAGCCATATAGTTGATAGTCTCTTGGGGAGTCATCTTAGCCTGCTGCATGAGCATGGCTTCACGAAGTTGTTGAGGATCGGCAAATAAACCTAATTCAGCCATTTTAACTCCTTATTTGATTAATACCAAGATTCTTTACTAAAGTCATAGGCCGAATTATACGGACTAGACGAAGTAGACAAACCTTTGATAAGCTGGCTAATAGGATCAGATAAACCTTGCAGGGCTTTCAGAGCAGCGGCTGTCTGAGCACTCTGACCGCCTGCGTAGGCTTGAGCAGCTTGAGAAGCATTAGCGGCAGCAGCAGAACCCAACGATTGACCTGTTTTAAGTGCGTTGAGAGCAGCGTCTTCAATGTTTCCAGCTCCTTGCATATACTGAGTATA